AGCCGCGCCAGCACCTGCACCCGAACCACCAGTACCCGCACTTACGTTCGTGGAAACCCACGAGGTAAGACTTCCAAGTTTACGAACAGTGGAGTCGGCAGACATGGCAGTTTTGGCAGTGTTAGCGCCAACCATCGTTGATTCCATATCACGCTTAAGTTCTTTAGCGCGTTTGGACATCTGGTAGGCTAGCTCTTCTTTACGACCTGCTTTCGATACGGCATCGAGCGTACCAGAAACAAGCGTAGTTTTCAAGCTGATCTGACAAATGTTGCCAAGGCGAGTAGTAGCCGAAGGTTCTGCGGCGGTAAGTGTTGAACCTTCTTCGTGGTGGTTATCAGTAGCAGCGGCTGTAAGAGCATCCGTTTGCCACTCATGGTTTACTGCAATTGCATCTGTCCGACCACCCATCGACATAAACGGTGTATCAGTCGGAGAGATGTCATAAATTACATTTTCCAAGTCTTCGCGAAGACCTTTTGCGGAAAACGTAACGTACACACCTGTTGGTTGTGCCATTTTATTTACCTCATTGTTTAAAAGTTAAGAATCTAACAAGTCCAGAAAAACATTTGCAGCATCTCGGTGATGGCCTGTTTTCGCTAATCTTTCTCGTTTAGCCTGAACACTTTTCTTAGCCTTTTGAGACTTAGTTTGAGGTGTTCCTGACTTAACAACCTTGGGAACATTTTTAGATTTTTTAGGGCTTATTGACATTTGATCTTGCATCATGGCTTTGTGTAAAACCATAACAACTCTGTGATCTGTAATGCCATCTATTTCCTGTTCTGAAAAACCAAGACCTATGCCGTAGTTGCGTAGATCGTTTTTCAAATTAGAATCAGGATTAGCGTACTCTGGTAACTGTTGCACAAGAAGTTCAGCTTCTTTCTGAATTTTTTCTTGCAGAACTGTTGCCATTTCTGATTCGTTCTGTTGTTGAACTCGATAACGCTCGTTATTCAACTCAGAAATTTTTTCTTTGGCCTCTTGGTACTCTAGACGCTTCTCCATGTATTCCAAAGTGTCCGTGTCTTTGAGTTCCTGCCAGTTAATGTTTTCAAAACGCTGAAGTTCAGCATTCTGATTAGCTGACATATTTTCAAGCACTTGAACATACTGATTACGCTCTGCTTGAACGGCCTCTAGATTAGCCTCGTAAGCTTTTCTTTGTTCCGCTAGTGATTGCGATTTACGGGTATAGTCCGCTTGCCGCTGGTATCCGTTTCGTAGTTCATCCAGAGTAACCTCATGTTCTTCACCGTCTACTTTAATAGTATAAGTGGTATGGGTTTCTGCTTCATCTACTTCTTCTTCTACCCCTATTTCATCCTCAAGCTGGTCGTTGTCTGTGGCCTCTAACTCTTCAGCCTCTTCTAATTCTTCGGTTTCTTCTTGTAGTTGCGAAACCAAGTCCTCTTCCGACTCAACCGTGCTCACAGGTTTTTCGATTGTTTGATCTGGATTGGTGTTTTCATCACTTCCAAACATGACATCGAACATGTTAAGTTGTGGCGTTTCGACTTCCCCTTGGGGATTGGTCTGTGCCTCACTCATTGTAGTATTCCTTTAGCTGTTTACAATTTTATCATTTTGGATGACTGCCTCTAGGTCTTCCTGTATGGAACGCAGGGCATTTAACTTCATCCAACACACTTCTCGTTCATCCGTGGTTTCAGATATACTCCACTCAGATACCAAGCCTTTATGTATGTTTTCCAAAACTTCCTTGAATACTTCGTTGTTCAAGATAGCTCTGGCTTCGTTAGCTTTTTCTCTAGAGTTCAAAGTTTAATACTTCATTGATTTTGATTTATCTAGGTTTTGATGAGAATTACCAGCATTCTCACCTTTGGCAAACCTGTTACCGGAAGGTTTAGGCGGCACAGTAGGCTTGTTTCCACCAGCAGGGGGAACAGCCCTGTTACCAACTTTTCCTACCACTTTGCCTGAATACATCTTTGGCATTTTACTTCCCTTTCACCATTTTTTACAAGACCAATATCTTGCAGTTAATTTACTAGGAGGACTAGTGTCGCATCTGTGTCTGGCTCTAAAGCTTTTTCGTCTTGCGGGTTGATCTTTTTTAATAGACATGTTAGGATCGCCAAACCTTACCAGCTTCACCGTACTGCCTTGTTTTGCCAAGACTGCAAATTTTTTGTTTTTACCGGGGGTACGCTTAGGTTTATTATACCCGGAAAACCTCTCGCCTCTGTAGTTAATGCTCATGTTTTTATGATAAAGTTAATGGGCTGTGCTTTAAGAACCGCTGATCCTGAAGCTGCGCTAGCACTTACCGCTGTTCCTAGGGAAAATCCTGAACCAACTCCTACTGGAAAGTATGTTCTGTAATCTGGAACTTTAAAGTCAGAGCCTGACGTTCCAAAAACTGCACCCACAACCGCATACAAAGCTGAGTAAGTAGACGTAGAATAAGCACTGCCATCGCAAAGCAGCCAATCTCTAACGCCGCTAATTGTTTCGGTGGTGGGAATACTGTTAGAACCAAACATGCAAAGCGTTCCGGTCTCAAAACCTAGCTTGTTCATTTGGGCAGAACTTTGAGTTACTGCCGTGGTAGCAAGGTTTGGAAACTGAGATTTTAGCACCGACTTAATAAGCCGTAGGTGATCGTCGCCCTCAGAGATATTATCGCTAGCCGATGGGTTTGACGTATTTAACTGGCTAATGTAGCTAGCAGATTCTACCGTCATTTTCTTAGTCCTTTTCCTATTGTATCACTATTAGGCAGGTGTGTCAAGGGTGTTTATCCAATTTTTTCCCCAAGTAAGAGGACAAGCCTTTGTAGTTTTTTCAGGAGGTATGATTATTATATGGAAATCCCCTCCGGGTTCTTTGTAAATTTGTAGTAAACCGCCGCCTGAATCTAAACCCGCTCCTATTAAAACTGCATTTTGATTTTTTAACAGAGCTTCGGTTATTTCTCTATCGTAACACGTAATGGTACCAATTTGATTTGTAAAAGCTAAAGCACCAGTGCTAAAAAAAAGAAAAAACAATAGTGCCGTGTACTTAACCATCCAATTCGGGCCAATCATAAAGAACTCCTGTTTTATTTCCCTCTGCATCCCTAGACACAAACAATGCGGCTACTGCATTAGTATCGGCAGCGCCGTCAATTGCGCTTTCCATTGCAGTTGCTTTGGTGCGGATTGCATCGCGATAGGTCTGGATGTTTGAGGGAATTGCCGTTCCTTTGTCAGCTTTCCGAACGACAGCCCAATCAGTCTCTGCAAGCAGCGAACCCTGCTGAGACTTTACTTCAGCCTTTAGCTGAGAGCGGACCCCCGGCTGCATAATCTGGTTGCCATCGTCATCGTTTACCGCATTCCCGTCGTCATCCACCAGACCCACATCGGTCAAACTTTTAGCTGTCTTGGAGATCGTCACACCGTCAGCCTGATAGCCCCAAGTGTAGAGGCGCGAGTCCGGTGGCGTCTCCGGTGTTACCTCAGTTAAACCAGCAGCAGCTTTTTCTGATGGCGACCAGATGTGCCAGTTCTTAGGGTGCGTGATGCCATTGTCATCGGTCCACGCTTTAAACTCTCGAATTGTTCTGCCGGAGTATTTCCACATAATCTTATCCTATCTTGCTGTCACTGGCGCTACACCGTCGCCGCCGAAGGGGTTTTTTGCGAATGCCATGTATATAAACGAACCGCTCGACGCATTTACTCCACCGTCGCTTGCACGGAGTTTAAATCCATTAGAAACAAAATCGTGCGTCGTAGAAGTAATATCAGCGTTATTTGTGTCTGCTAAAAGTCGAAGATTTGCCACGTTAAAGGGGTTACGAGCGCTATCAAGAATAACCCAGTTATCAGCGCTATCAGTCCGCTTAACCATAACAAAAGAAGGAAGAAATTTGGTTGTCACAAACGGACCGTCAGCATTTCCATTTCCCGTGTAGGTTCCGAAGGAGCTATAGCCGTCTATTTCTGCGAAACAATAGGCGACATAAGTACGACTGCTGCCATTAACATCGCTGTCAGTGCCAAGAGTAAAGGTAGTGCTAGAGGCCGCTGTTACAAAACCCGACGAACTAGAAGCTGCTTCAGTCTCGTTTAGCTTTAGCTTATTTGAATAATCTCCGCTCCAATCATTAATAATCCAATGAGTTGATCCGGTGCCAAAGCATTTTATCAACACAACAGAAGGTTTTACCCCCAAACCGTGGCCGACTGTAGCCCCGCTGCCTGTGCCAGTGTAGGTGCTGATAGAAAACCCAGCCGTTGTGTTTGCTGATGTAGCAGTAGTATTTATAGAACCATCTTCATTGCTACTGCCGGAGCCGCCAGCTTCCCAGCACCATCCGACATGCGTGATCCCGCTTTGGTTAATGTTGTTACTACCATTATCATCAACTTGAAAACCGCCATCAGCAAACCCAATAAATTCTGCGCTCAAGTCTGCTTCAGCGTTCCTAGTGCTTGATTCTAAAGAGAAGCCCAGCGTTCTTACACTATCGAAAAGTTTTGAGTTGTATGCCGCAGAACGTGGTTTGATCCACGCCCAATCAGGCGTCCAACTTGTTCCAGAGCTAGTTTCTAATCCAGTAACAGTTTGGCCTGTGGTGCCATTACCCGTGTAAAGAAGTGTTCCAAAATACCTTTTAGGATCAGTAATGGCTGGGTCATCCATATTAGCTAAAGTTAAATTTTTAAATCCCGTGACTGTAGTTTCCCAACCGCTTTGACCAACATCAATAATTACTCCAGCATTAGCGTCTGTGCCAGAATATGCTTGCACAAAAGGCTGTCGCGCTGACTGTAATGACGCCCCATTCAAGTCCAAGGCTGAATACGTTGAAATATCAGCAAACGTACCTGATGATGCGCCATCTGCCGCCACTCCCAGTTTGCCGTTATCCATATCAAACAGAAGTTGAAAGAACGTCTGGGCAGCGGTTGTAGGTGCGCCGGTATCATTTACTAGAGAACCAGTTACCCGTGTAACAAAGTTGCCGTCAAACGTGTTATAGCGAATTTGGGCTACGCCATTTAGATCAATATCTGTGTAAGGACATGCACTGTCTGGCGCACACAGACCAACTAAGATTTGTTGGTAGCTGGATGCTGATTTCACCCTTATTGCCCACTTACCTGTATCAGGCACAAGTAAGTTCAGTCTACTGTTGGACCAATTTCCAGATACTCCTACGTATTGCAAATTGCCATCGGACAGAGTTCCTGTGCCGCTAGATAATGGGTTTAGAGTAGGCATGTTATTGGTCGGGCTATCCGTAACCTGATCCGCCGCTGCCAAGCCACTGCTGGTAAAATCATTCCCGTTGCCGCTGGTGTCATCACCAAGTGCAGAACTGTCCTGTCCTTTTAGGTAATAGCCGTTAGTTCCAAACGTCAGACTTGACGGATTTTTCGGTATCCACACACCATCATTGTTAGTTTCGCCAAGACTTGCCGGTGTCAGAGCTTGCCCGTCAATAAAAACAAGCTCGGCCATATACCCGTCCCAGAACACGCTGCCGTTAGGGTTACGACCGATCTCGATGTTGTCTGCACTGTTTATCAGCCCTTCAGAGTCCTGAGCCATATAGGTTTCTGTGCTGAATGACGTTATCTGCGAACCGTTCAGATAAAGTTTTGCACGGTTTGATGCTGTTGATTGAGTTGTATCAACGGCGGCCACTAGGTGAAACCACGCACTGGGGTCACGAAATACCTGATTGGTAATTAAGTTGAGACTATTGCCTTGATCACGAAAGCGAAGAACTTCGCCAGACTCAATGTGAATGTCAGCATTGTTGCCACCCGACTCCACGGCAAGCGCCAATGTGGTGTTGGCCCCAAGTATGTTACCACGCTTAAACCAGCCGCTGAAGGTGTAAGTTTTTCGATTTCCTGCGCTGCCGAAGGTTCGATTTAGATACGCACTATCATTGTCATTAAAACGAATAGACTGACTTATCTCATACCCCGTGTCAGGGTTAGCTAACCATTGTGAGCCAAACATAGTCATTAGCTGAATGCCAGTTGTGGTGCGCCAAGTTGAATACTACCAGAAGCCTTGACAAAATACGGAACGACATCGACTGCCGAAGCCGCCGTGCTGAGAGTAATGCCAGCACCGCCAACAGTCTCGTAGTCTGTCCCCAGACTTAGAGTTCGAGAACCCGTTCCATCTTGAATGAACACGAACACGCCAGCTTGGCCTACTGATTCCGTGCTTGGGTTAGCCAAAGTCACGTTACCTGTAAGCGTTAGCACAAAGTTCTGATGAGCCGAGAAGTCAATCGTCACACTGCCTGTGTTTGACGTGTCGGTGTCCGTCTCTGCAAGAACAACCGTGCCGCTTACGTTACCTGTGGCAGATACTCCGGCACTTGCGGTAACCAAACCCGTTACACCAAGTGTACCAGCCATTGTGACGTTCTGTGTTCCCGTAGGAATTTCAATTACATCAGCGTCAGCGTCATTCTTAATTGTGACATCGTTGGTGCTGCCCTGTCCGGTAAGGATCAAACCTTCAGCAGCGGTGTATCCAATAGCGGCGTCATCACCTGCGGCAGTATCTCCTGCTGGTTCAACTGTTCCAGTTGCTGTTACATTTCCAGAAACAGCAAGAACACTTCCGTTAAAAGTTAGGTTAGCTTCGCCGTTGATAGTTGACGAGTCCACGCTGGTGATAACACGATTGTCAGAAGCGTTGGTATAGGAAGTTACCGCACCCGCACTATCTGCTGCCCACTCAACGCCCAAAGATTCAGAGCTATTTGCTTTAAGAACTGTTCCGTTACTTCCTACAGAAAGAGCTTGCGGGTCCGTGGAACCGTCTCCTACTACAATAGCACCCTTAGCCAGTGCTGCCAAGGCTGTTACTGCGCCCGTACCCGAACCTAGAAGTATGCCTCCATCGGTAAGACTTGTAGCACCCGTGCCTCCGCTAGCCACCGGTATTGTCCCCGTGCTAACTGTAACTGAGCCAGTAGACTGATTAACCGCAATAGGGCTAGTAGCACTTATGCTGGACACTCCTGACAATGCTGATGCCAAGGTGTCTTTACGTACCTTATGGGTTGTGCCGCTGCTGACATCTACAATGGGAAGAACATCGTCATTAGCAAGACTAGCTTCGCTAAGCTCCGAAAGGTCCGTAATTTTTTTATTAGTCGCCATGTCGTTGTTCCTCGCTTATGTTACTTAACCGTCCAGCCACGCAATGTTTACCGTAGCAGTACCGCTTGAGGTAATAGCAGCAACTTCGTCGCCCTCCACCACCGTAACAAAAATAGGTTCACCCACGTTAATTTGCACACCGTTAGCCACAGTAGCAGTCGGGTCTTCGCCCTGACCGCCCCTGCATAGTACATAGGCTAGCGCAGAGGATGAGATACGAACTTTTGTAATTTGTGCAGGACATCCGCTTGAACGAGTAGCTCCGCTGGTGGTTGTTGCGGACAAGTTTTCGCTAGAGTGTACTCGGTAGATATTATTCTGTCTTCCCGTTGCCATTTTACTTTCCTTATGCTTTAATGTTTTTGTCAGAGTTCATTTCAAAACCTAGCTCAATTCCCTTGAGCTTTAATTCTTCACGCTTAACCGCCATTTCATGTTCTGTCTCAACTCGTTCAAGTTCTAGTTTGGCTGCTTTAATTTCTAGTTCCTTGGCTTTAACCTCTGCCTCTAGCTGAGTTGCCTGTGCAATGGTCATTTGCGCCTGTGCTTGCATCTGAGCTAATTGCTCTTGAGCAGAGGGGGGCGGTGCTTCTGTAGGCGGCGTAGAAACAAACTTGTCTACATTTTTGATATTCATCTCGTCAGCAACTTCTCGCATAAGGTTATATACATTATCCGGCTGTATAATTCCCTGAGTCTGCTGCCCTACTTTTTCCATTAACACAGCATAGTTGTTTAAGTTTTGCAGCCTGATGTCCTGATCTCCGTACCCTATGCCGACCTCAATATCAACATCTAGGTCTTCTCTCCAACTAGCAGGGTCAATTGGGTAATACTTGTTATTAAGGCGTACAAGTTTTTCTTTATCTTCATACCTTTGAATAAGGTTATAGATAGATTTAAACATGTGGCGAACGCCCGTATCTGCGAACACTCTAGCAATAAGCTCTAAACGACCCTGAGCATTTGTTAAGGCTGCGTTAGCTGCGCCCTGAGTAACGTGTGATTTAAGAACATCTGCTGATAATCCCTGCGTTTGAGGATTTACACCGGTTCGTCCAGATTTAATTTCTTCCCAATACTGTAACATGCGGAAAGCTTCCGGCTGTAGTGCCGGTGTCTGGATAGGCTGGAGAGCGTTTGGACTTCTGGTTCTGACAATGCCTCCGGGCCGGTTTGTTAGCAGATCGTCTACATTAACCTGACCTTCTACAATTTGGAACCTGCCGTTATTTGCAAGGTACATGTTATCCAAAAGATTACGGGTCAAGGTAGACCTGATAAGCTGAATGTCCTCGACCGTTTCTGCAACACTAAGTCCGTAAAACTTGTGCGGAATTGGTATAGGACAAACCGTGCTAAACGGTATATAGTCAATTGGCTCTAGGTCTAACAGCTCTGAACCAGAGTGACAAATTTTATGCAGCACACTTATACCGGTTCCATCCATGTCCAGCTTCATGTACGACTCACAGACAACAACCATTGCCTCTGAGTCTGAACTAGCCTGATTAGGATAGGTGTCGGTTGCGTCGTAGGAGTGCCTAGCCATGTATTCTTGGCTAGTTGTGATTGAATCTGCTTCAGAAGTGTATCCCGGTAGCTCTTCTACTACATCCGGGTTGTACCCCATTTTAATCAAATCACTCTTAGATTTATGAGATTTATGGCAAATAAACCTAGCATCTTCTAGAGTTTTTGCACCACGGTTAATTAAAAACTCTTCTGGCGGCACGTTTTCTACGGTAACTTTTCCAGAAAAATCTGTACGGGCAAACACCACATCGTGCGAAAGCTCTTCTATCTCTACAGGTTGTCCCGTTTGAGGATCAACAGCATTGCGTATAATAGATGTTTCTTCGTGTTCTATAACTTCTAAATCTTCGTCCTGCACCAGCATTGAAAACTCTTGATCCGTCAGGTTTTCATAGCTTTCGCTAGATGTTTTTTCTATCTCTTCCCAGTAATGTTTAACAACACCGACCTTTTGCATAAGCGAGTCGAGGAACATGTTGTATAAGATCATAAAACCATTGTTCTGTTTGTAGAACACATGATTTACATACTTGGTAGCTTGCTCTGCTACCTCTTCATCTTCAGGACTTTCTGGAACAAACCGAACTACGTTGTCGCCGCCTGTAAATATACGCATCAGGCTTGGCATCATCCACATCAGTGTGTCTTGCACATCTGTTATGACAACTTGACTACGGCCATCTTCCTCGTTACCAAAGGGTTCTCCGTAAAAATACTCCATTGCCTTTGCTTGCTGAGAGCTAATCTCAGAATCTAGGTAGTCGGAGCTTCCATTCATTTCACTTTCTACTAGCGAAATAATTTCTTGGTCGTCTAGTTCCCTAGCCATTATTTACTGACTCCTTCAGTATAGACGGCAGCAGTGCTTGAAACACTATACTATTTCCTGCTTCTTAAGATACGTGCAGCTTCTCGTGCGTGACGCATAGCACGTGCTTCGTCTTCTCCTCTAAACTGACGAATAACATCGTTCATGCCCTGCATTATTGTTCGTTTAACAGGACCGGGATAGTTTTCAGAAAGCATGGTGTTCATAAAAACTTTGTTCATTTCTCTAAGTTTTTTAGTTTTCTCCTTGTCAATTTCGCCATTCTTTTTGACAAAGTATTTTACTGTCTTGTCCATTATACTATCCCTGCATTAGAGTATTTAATTTCTTTGTCGAATCCATACTTACGGTAAAGAGTTTTGGTCTTCATGCGTTCTCCATAGCGTTCTATAGACAACGAGCCATACCTCATTGCGCTTAGTAGGTCGTCTTTGATTGCGACCACTTTACCGTTTTTTCGATGGTAGAGACGAAGTTCTTCGAGTGTTTCAACACAGGATTTAAAGATACATAGACGACCTGTTTCCATGCGTTGGAGAAGTACGCTAATACCCGCTTCCACAGAATTGTTACCATTTAATGCTCCATCTACCGGTGGGTTTTTAAAATGCTCTGATAGCATATAAACACCCAAATCTCTATACTGTTGCGCTAGCTGTATACCCGACCCTTTATCGTGTTGGAGACCATCGTGTGGGAAAGCAACTGGTATTCCCGGTGTTCGTGCGTTTAGGGCCGAGGCATGAGTTATAGGCGTTTCCTTACTTCTTCGATACTCGTCATAGACGTACATAATATCGTCGTCTGGGTCCAGTGCTATCCAACTTACAGCAGTGGGGTGGTCAAATCCAAAATCTATTCCAGCAATTCTTAGGTAGTGTTCTGGAAGGTCAAAATCTTCTACAACAACGTCTTCCTCGCTAATCGGATAAACCAAGCCGGAACCAAATACTGGTATTCCCTTGCTTCTCATGTCCCGTTCTGCGGGGCTGTATACGGCTAATAGCTGCTCTTTTGTCTTTTCGTCTAAGTGTTCTACATCGTCCCATGTAGCTGTTGTTAGGCTTTGGCCCGGTTTTAGCTCGTTTAAGAAACTGCTTACTACGTTGGTCATTCCTCGTTCTGGAGTGAACGTCATGTAGACAATGCCGTTTGTGTCGGCTGTTCTGGTTATACACTGACTGAAAATTTCTTGCTTAGGTTCCTCATCCAGCCAGACAACATCTATAGCTTCTCCCATGAACTTTTCAAAACCTTGTTCGTAGGCTTTGAAGCTTATCTGCGAGTTACCCCCCGATTTATGCTTTATCAAAGCACTTGAATGTGCGTTGGGAACTCCGGGTTTGCGCGTAGTTTCTACAATCTTGTTTAGTGGTATCGCCCCTGTCCCCTTCTTGTCAGGGTCTTGAGGGTTGCCAAATAGTTCTTTCTGTATAATGTCCCGTGTAGTGTCGTTGGACTCTCCCGCTGCCCAGACACGCACCGGTTTTTTAAATACATGCCCCTCCCACCATTTTGGATAATCCCCGGTTAGGTGGTAGGCTGTTTCGGCGGCTCCGCAAAATGTCTTGCCTACTCGGTTAGCCGCCATTAAAATACGTTGAGCGCACTCTTTGCCCTCTGCATGGAACTTGTCTTGGTAACCGTATGGAGAGTAACCCTTGATCCGGTTCGTCTCTATGCGGTGCTGCTTCTCTCTTAAAAGCTTTAAGACTTGCTCTTTACTTTTCTGCGTCACTGAGCTTTACTACGTTGCTTAACATTGCAATCTGTTCGTCCAACTCATCCTCTGTTAGTTCGCTAACTTCTTTAATAGTCGTTTCCTGTTTCTGCACGGCGTCGTAACCTGCCCTAGACAAAATATCTCTTGCTGCATTGAGCTTGACGTTTTCGCTATCTGCGCCTCGCATAAGGTTTTCCAAAACAGATAAAGCCAGTGTTGCTGTTTCACTGACTTTTTGTTCTATGCGTTTTTCAATGTGTTTCCACAGGTGACGCTGGAGACGTTTTGACCGGTTAGCAGGGCTAGACTTGGTTGCGGTGTACCCTGCCTCGAAGAATGCCTCCTTTGGCTCCATATGGTTGTCTACTAAGTTGACTATAAAGTTATATTCTTTTTCCGTTAGGTGCGCTTCTAGTGGCTTAGGTTGCTCCAGACTTGCATACAAACCAGTGTTAGGGTGGCTTTTTCCTCTGGACATTTAACGACCCACCTTTTTCATGGCTTTCCTGTGCGCCTCTGTAAATGTGTCTCCGTTATTCATAGATTTACGCATCTCCGTCATGTGTTTAACAGTGTGGTGTTTTTTATGGTTCTCTAATGCTTTTAATTGTCTAGCGGTTAGTTTTCTAGAAGATTCCATAGCAAGAGAAGTTTACAAGGTTATTTAGATAGATCATTACCTATCATAAGTTATTATACTATTTTATCAAAGGTGTGTCAAGTGTTTTTTTAGTGATTTCAGAATTGTCCCCAAAAATGAACGCAGAGAACATACATAGTACACAACACCGTGGGGGGTTTTGCCGTTTTGCGAATGGTTCTCAATTGCAGACAGAGTTGCGAATGATTATTAGTTGCGTTCCAATGTTGCCCAATGTTGCGAACGGTTCTCATTTGCAACAACGGTGTTGCAGAATTGCCACACTGTTGCACAAGTGTCACTGTGTCTGGTCTGCAACAGTGTTGCAAATGTGCAACACACTGGTGTTGCAAAATTGTCACACTGTTGCGGATCGGTTACTGTTGCAGGATTGTCTCAGTGTTGCAAAATTGAGACAAGTGTGTGCGTGGGTGAGAATGATATCCATTTGCATCTAGTACATTGGAATTGTTCTAAAGTGTTTATTTAATAGGCAAAGCGGTTATATGCTTAAATAATAGGCAAATAGCCCTAGAACGGCCTAGGATGCCCGTACACGGCCCTTGTCGTGTTTCTGAATACTACCTAGCCGGGACATGCTCTAAGGCTATCCACGCCTCACGACAAACGTCGAACAAAGCAGGAACAAAGCAGGAACTAGGATCGGTAAAAAACAGAACGGAAAGTGAACATTGAAAAGTCAAGGCAACAAAACGTGAACAAAAAAAAATAAAGTTATCCACAGAAAAGTTTTAAAATTGTGGATAAGTCTATTGATTATCAAAATTGGGCGTGGTATTGTGGTTTCGTAACTTAATTAACCAAGGAAATATGACATGCTTAAAAGAACACCTCTCCGAGACGGTACTAAGGGCTTCCGCTATCAGTGGGGACTAACCCGCAAACGCTCAGTAAAGAACCGCTACGGTATGACGTTTGGACCCACCATGATCGGAACGCACTTCGGAAAGCGTAGCATCTACGTAGAGCGCGCCGCTCCGGTTAAATTCTTGCACAATTTCGCCGGGTAGTTTACAAGTCTGGGCGCACGGTTGCTCCTATGGCCGTGCGTCCTAATTTGTAAACTTAGCGAAGGGTACTGTAATGGACGATTTATCAGAAGAACTATACGACGAACCGTATAATCAAGCCATAGAGGATTTTGAGAACGCCATAGAGGATTTACGGAACGGTTACATATCCGCTGGAGAGTTGGAAATTCTCGCCGCATATCTCGTAAAATTGAGAGAAGAATAAGGCAAGATCATGGAAACTGAAACAGACGAATTTGTCGTATATGTCAGTACAGACAAAAACCTTTACGAACAGGCTCTGGATGACCTCTTTGACGCTCATATTACAGGCGGTGAATTGGAAGAATTAGCAGCTTATCTTGCGAAAATGAGGAGTGAATAATGCTAGTAAAACACGCTAAAGAGTTCGGCAACGTATCAACCAACAATACCAAAATGGGTACGACAACATACGCTATAGACGCGTTCGCCTGTAAGGTAGGCAGTAAGCTTGCCAAAAACCCAAACACTCCGTGCCACGGTTGCTACGCCCGGAAGCTACAAAAGCTACGCCCTAGCGTAGATCAAGGCTGGAAGCTAAACCTATCCAAATGGCTACAGGCAGACCCTAAGCTATGGTCTAAGGCCATGGCATTCCAGATCGATCGCTATAACACCGATGGATATCATCGTTGGTTCGATAGCGGGGACTTACAATCGCTGAAGATGCTAGAGGCTATCGTGGAAGTGTGCGAGCTAACGCCCACAATTAAGCATTGGCTGCCCACGCAGGAACGTGCCATGGTCAAGCAATTCAAAGCTAACGGCGGTACCGTCCCCGATAACTTGGTCATACGGGTATCGGCTAGCCTGTTAGACGGGGACATGCCTAGCGGGGCTGACAATGGCTCCCAAGTGTTTACTAAGGGCAGTGATCCAAAGGGTTTCGAGTGCAAGGCCAGACATAACAACAACGCATGCGGTCCGTGCAAAGCTTGCTGGACCAAAAGCGTTAAGCTAGTCAGCTATCCTAAGCACTAGTGGCAAATTTGCAACACTGCTGGAAAAAACGACACAAGGCTAAAATTATTTATAGACAACTATCTTGGATGTGGTATAATACACTATAGTGAACACTACAGTGACATACTATATAGTTTACTAATCTCTATAGTAGACACTATAGTGAGCAATGATGGAGAACACACGATGAAAACAAGCGAACACAAGAGGCCAGCACACGGTAGCCCGGAAGATAGAGGCAGCGCCGACAGATACTACGGTAGGCCGTGCAAGCCACACTATTATCCGAAGGGTACCTATAACGGCTACCCCATAACCGAGGAAGACATGACACTGGAACAAGTAGAAGATTACTGCACTGCGTACGACGAAGAGCAAGACAGGAAAGATTGGGGTTAGATATGAGATGCGCCATATGCGATGCTAGACTATCACCGGGACAGAGACTAGACGATGATATCTGTTCTACATGTTCACACGAAGTCAGGAAGGCTCTGGGCATAGGTGACCCGCTAGACGACTTGATGCTACTAGACACGGAGGATCATCAGTGATAGGCTATTTGTTATGTCTTATATTCGGCAGTGCTCATATTCTTGAGAAGAACCTTAGAAACAAAAGAACAGACACGGAGGATCACAAGTGAACATATTCTACCTAGACCGTGACCCTGTTAGGTGCGCCATGATGCACTGCGACAAGCACGTGGTCAAAATGATCTTGGAGTACGCACAATTGCTCAGCACTGCCCATCACTTGATCGATGGGGAGCCTAGCATCGACTGCTACAAGGCCACCCATAAGAACCACCCAAGCGCAGTCTGGGCTAGGGAGAACCGCAGCAACTATCAATGGCTGTACCAACTACTGAGCAATCTCTTGGTCGAGTACACTCACCGCTATGGCAAGACGCACAAGACAGAGAGCAGTGGTATATTCCAGAACCTGTCTAAAATCCCCTATGAGCTACGGGGTGGCAAGTTCACAGAGCCGCCGCAGTGTATGCCCGACTATTGCAAAGACGACGACCCTGTGGTAGGATATAGGAACTACTACGTAAGAGAGAAAAGCTACATGGCACGTTGGAAGAACACCGAGTCGCCAGTGTGGTACAAGATTGGAACAGCGATAGAGCTTAGAGAGGTAGCGTAGATATTACGGGGGTTCTGGCGAGTGAATGTTGTAGAGCCTAAGAAGGCATGACTATCGTGCTGGAGGTCTGTACAATGCAACAGGGTAGGTACAGCTACCTAACGAGCGGTTCGACTCCGTTCACCCCCATCTTAACCAACAACGGAGATTAGAACATGTACAGATGGAGTTACGACGAGGAAGAAATAACCCTTGAGGAATATGTAAGACGCTTGGCACCATTGGTCAGAGAGCCGGTGCAGAGCATGTGGGAATTTGAGGGAGACATGTTGATGTCTGACTTCCAGAAATTTAACGAGGCAGGTCATAGGCTTAGGAGCTTGATAGAACAGTTTGAAAGCAACAAGCCAGACTTAAAGGTGGTAGCAAATAATGAAGAAGAACCCCATAGCGAAGGAGCTTAGAACGCCCAAGTATAAGCCTAGATTGGTTAAGTCTAAGAAGAAATACGACAGGAAAAAGGAAAATAATAAATGCACAGAGACACATACCTAAAAAAGGCGGCGGAGCTTATCAACGGGCAGCGTCAGGAAGACTACGGCAGTGCGCTGGAGAACCATCAACGCATAGCCAACCTGTGGTCTATCTATACCGGCAAATCCTTCACACCTGTCGATGCTGCGATGATGATGCTACTGGTCAAGGTTGCCAGAACGATGGAAAGCCCCAAGGATGATAGCTTCGTGGATATCTGTGGATATGCTGCGCTTGCTGGTGAAATGGCAGACTGTGGATAACATTGTCTTGACAGAGTGGGAGATTTATAGGATAATAATTCCAGCATTGATTATGATAGGATTATACACATGTCTGAGAAGGTGAAAAAGGAACCCTTAGTTCTCCCTGATTATTTCACACAGTCTAAGTTCGCCCCCGACTACGGCGACTCGCTGGCTCTTGAGTATCTAAACTTCCTAGTTTCTAACGAGTACATGCCGGACGAGGCTGCTACTTTCTACCTAGAACTTAGCCGGATCAATCAGAGGCCGATACATTATTTCATCACCGAGGCGATGGTGGAGTATTTCATCTACCTGAGCCAAGAGCCTGACGATGACAACGATCAGGAGGAGAGTATACACTAATGAGCCAACCAATAGAGAACGAGTCCAAGCCTGTTAAGACGCACCAGCCTTGTCCAGATTGCGGCAGCAGCGATGCTCTATCCATCTACGACGATGGACATACCTTCTGCTTTAGCTGCGAACAGTTCGACAACGGTACGGATCAACCCGTAGTTCACATGGAGGACTATAGAGTGCAGGAAAACAAGAAGGATACGGCATGGTCAGATCGCAAGATATCCGACGCCGTTAGAGATTATTACGAGGTCTCTGCTAATGACGTACAGGTCAAGTTCCCGTACTACGACACTGCCGGAGTACGCAGAGCCGTTAAGGTACGAGATATCAACAAGCAGTTCAGAACAGAGGGAGACTTCAAAGAATGTACGCTCTTTGGTGTGCACACCCTGAACAAGACCGTTGCTGGAGACGCTAAGTCCAAGACTATCATAGTTACGGAGGGCGAGGCAGACGCAATGGCTGCGTTCCAGATGGCAAATAAAATCCCTGCCGGGGCCACATCCATCACTAAGCGTGGCAATGCCATTGTCCCTGCCGTGAGTATCAAGAGCGGAGCAGCCAGCGCAGAGCGGGACTTTAAAGCCAACCTAGAGTTTCTGGAAGGGTTCGATAGGGTATTTATCTGTCTGGACTCTGACGTTGCGGGTAGCAAGCCGGTGGAGAGGTGCGCCAAGCTTCTTCGTCCGGGAAAAGCTTATATCGTTAAGATGGAACACAAAGACCCGTGCGAGTACACTCAGAAGGGACTAGCAGATGCCTTCGTAGCGCATCTTAAGGATGCAACCTGCTTTACCCCGGCTGGCATATGCAACGCCGCTACTAATTTTGATGGACTATGGTCAGAGCAGAACCTGTCTAGCATAGACTTTCCGTGGCCTAAGATACAGGCCAAGACACTTGGCACACGGGCCAGAGAGATCGTTACATGGGCAGCAGGTACCGGCGTTGGTAAGAGCAGCATCTTGCGAGAGCTACAGCATCACTACCTGAAGAACACTGACGCCAACATTGGCATAATTGCCTTGGAGGAGTCGGTGGACCGTACGCGCAGAGGCATACTTGCCGTTGAAGCGGACGATAGGCTACATCTTAACGAAGTATTCGACAAGTATTCTAAAGAAGAGATCAGGAAATACTTTGACAATACTTTAGGAACTGGCAGGGTGTTTATCTACGATCACTTCGGCAGTCTGGAGATGGAAGACCTGCTCAACCGTGTCAGGTACATGGTTCAGGGCTTGGACTGCTCCGTAATTTTCATAGACCACCTGAGCATACTGGTTAGCGGTCTGGAAATAGCCGACGAGCGCAAGGCCATAGACAGGACAATGACCATGCTCAGGCAGGTAACGGAGGAGACAGGGTGTAGCATACACTTGGTGACGCATTTGCGTAGACTTAGCTCCGACAGGTCACACGAGGAGGGCAACGAGGTCAACCTTGGACACCTTAGAGGATCACACGGCATTGCCCAGATAAGCGATAGCGTGGTGAGCTTAGAGCGAGATACCCAGAGCGACGATCCGGTGGAGTGCAACACTACCACCCTGAGAGTTCTGAAGTGCCGCTACACGGGCGACGTAGGAGCAGCGGACAAGCTGTTCTATGACAAGACGACAGGCAGAATGTCTGCACTGAAGGAGGATTTCTAGCTGTGGCATCGCGAAAGCAGAACGCAAACACCTATACCCCAAAGACCAAGGTGCGGCGTAGGAGAAAGCGCCGCCCATTCAACCATAAGAAGAAACTGGGTAAGCGTTCACCATTCTTCTTTATGAACAGGACAACCAAACGAGGGCAGGGATGATACAGGTATCTATGATAGATCGAATGGGCAGTGATCTTAGCGTGGTCAATGCTGCTAGGGTAAGTTTCAGCAAGGTTAAGATAGAGATTGACAAATCGGACGAGCGTCTGATAAACTACCTATCCAAGCACAACCATTGGTCACCCTTTGCCCATACCTGCGCCCAGTTCCACATACGTGCGCCCATTTTTATAGCTAGACAGTTGGCAAAGCATCAGGTAGGCTTGGTCTGGAACGAGGTGTCTAGGAGGTACGTTAGCAGTGAGCCGGTTGCATGGCACTCCGAGAAGAACGACAGGCACTGGCACTGGAGGAAGGAAGCAGACGACAAGAAACAGGGAAGCTTGGAGGAGCCAATACCTAGCCAGAATGTTATAGATCACATGTATCAGGACGCGTGTAGACACGCCATAGATGCTTATAACAGCATGATTAAACAGGGGGTCTGTCCCGAACAGGCACGCGCAGTCCTGCCTCAGTCTACTTATACCGAGTGGTACTGGACAGGCTCTGTGTATGCGTTTAGCCGGGTGTGTAAATTACGCATAGCTGAAGATGCACAAAGAGAGACACGGCACGTAGCAGAGCAGATAGGAGAACGCATGAAGATCGACTTCCCCCTTAGCTGGAAGGCACTATTGTCTTGAAGGCAGTCATCGACATAGAAACGG